TTTGGCATCGAGGGCTGCGATCTGCTCATCGCTTAAACCGGATTGTTTCAAAACTTCGGCGACTGTCATAATTCACTATTCTCCCGGATTTTCTTTGTTCGTTAATACATCGGTTGTTGCGTGTTTGGTGTTGGCTGCGGAGGCGCAATCATCTTTGTCTGCGCTTCTCCTATTGCTTGTACGATCTTGTTCAATTCAGCAGCGATCTGAGGATAAGCCTGAGCCATTTCTTGAGCGGCTTGGCTCCACTTTCCAAGGAGGGTTTGTATCTGGTTGGCTGGACCTTGTGATGGAGTTTGCTGCCCACCGCCTTGAGGGGGCGGAGGAGGTGGAGCACCTGCACCTTGCGGTGGCGCTCCACCTGAATCGGGTTGAGGCATAGGATTCGTAGCCATTGTCTTCTCCGCTTACTGGTTAGCTACGTTATGCCTTGATTGCGAGCTTCTTGCTGTGCCGCTTGCCGCCGCGCCGTTTCTTACCAACTTTCTTGACGTGGGCTTTCTTTCCTGCTACGCGATGCTTTGCCATGGTGATTCTCCTTTGGGTTGCGTTTGTTGATTCCAAACGAAAGCGGCTCGTAGTCGCTTCCGACTAGAGCCGCTGCTTGCCCAAAGGGGGCGCGTGTCTCGAATATCTCTTTATGAAACTTACAGTAACTTATCTCCTTTTGTCAAGGGGTAATTACAAAATAAATTACAAATTTTCATCTTTTACCCCGACCACCTGCCTAATTTTTGCAGATTCATTCTCTGTGGCCTTTGTTTTTTGCTCAATATTCACCCCCGACAATCCACCGTTAGTATATACAGCAACAATTTTTCCTGTTGCTCGCGTCTTTCTCATTGTTGCATCCCACTCATTGAGATCGGTAGGGATTTCCGCGCTAATTTCTGTTAAAAGGTAATCTTTCTGAGCCTTCACTTTCGTTGCCATTTCCTCTCCTATGTTTCTGAATTATTATTACTTAGCTTTCTTTCACAACGCCGCGAGGCTCGCCACCTGCTCCACCCTTTTGAGCCAACTTTGGCGGTTTTTGCCCCGATGCTGGCCTTCCTCCCGCGTGTTGTCCTGCCGGTCCTTTGCCGCCTCCACCGCCCTTTCCTCCCTTTCCACCTTGTTCTCCGCCCTCAAGTACCGATGGATCAATTCCCATTTCCTTCAATTTCATAAATGCCTTGGCCTTGGCAATAATCGCCATAACCTGCAACTCTGTTTCCTCATTGAAGAATTTTTCTTTTTCCGTCGCGCCCGGAGAATCTCCCCAGTTTGCTATATCAAGAGTCCTCATGACCGTTGACCATGACAAAGGCGCTCCGCTTCTCTTCAATTGCAATAGGAGCATTTGCCGCTGCATGGCAGTGATTCTGAGCAATGTATTCGGCACAGAAACAAGTCTCAGTTTATTGGCAAAGAACTTTGCTCTTGTCAGACGATCATACATAGACTTCGTTGTTGGAAAATTTCCACCAATTAACTCGTCTGGCAGGTGACTTGGCACCATATCGTCAGGATTGTAATCGAACATTTCCTTGGCTATATTGTCGGGTCCAACGTACTCTATAAGCCTAGCCGCATCAAACCATTGAGGAATGAGAGTTTTCATCCTCTCGCCGACACGTTTATTTGCCTTTTCAATCCTCATCGCTATTCCCTTGGCGATAGGACCGATTGTTTCCAGCATCTTGTCTGCTGTGTCACTGGCGAGGTTTAGCTTCATGTTGGCTAGATTCCCAACATCGTTCAACCCAAGTTGTGCAAGTTCTTTTTCGCCTAGATATTTGAGCAATGTCCAGTTTTCGTTTGTCACGTTTACTGAATCAGGCAGCAGCGATTGGAACGCTTTTGTAGGTTCTCCACCTGCTAATCCTAGCCTTACATCTGGTTCAAAGATGTCAAAATGTTCAATCTTTGCCCCTCCATTGTTATCCAAATCGTAGCCCATTGGAGGATTCATCTTGGCCGTTTGGACTTGATCCACAAGCCTTTCGTGCTTCCTAATCGTGTTCTCAATTGACGCTACATCCCCTACTAACGATCTTCCTAGCGCCTCCCAAGCCCAATCGTCTACCGTGTACTGGATAACAGGTATTTTTGAGTCCCAGTCGAAGGAAGTACCATCATACATCGGGCGGTCGAGTCCAGCAGACGTAATGATGAGCCGTAGGTTAGGGTAGATTCGACAATCCTCCACCATTGCAGGGCGCATGTATGGTTCACCATTTCTCATCCCTCCAAAAATAGGCTGTCCTAAAAACGGAACCTTATAGAACCATGAGGTTCCCGGATCACCCATCATCATTTCTTTTCCTGTCGTGTTGATCCGTATGTCCCTAATAAACGTGTATCTTATCTCTGTATAGAGGTTTCCAAAACTCCTGCTCTGTACATCTCCTACCATCCCATAGCGCCATGTAGCGGCAAAATCCTGCCTCTGCGCCTGTATCAGAGTCTTGTAATTGTTTCTGCCGACAGTCTGTAACTGGCCTTGAAATAGAGGAAACTTTGCGCTGGCCTCCGCAATCGGCATATAGTCGTATACTGTGACCGCGTAGGCATCCTGCACATCATTGCTTCTAGCAGGTATTTGGACAGGAACTACGTCTAATAGTCCTAGCGCATCAAAAGTCATCTCCCGTGGGCCAAATCCATACTCAGTCGGCCTTACTTTAGGCCATAGGTATCCTATACCCATGACAGTGGCGTATTGCAGTACCTTTAAGATTTGGTAGGGGAAGTCTGACTCTAAATAGACGCACTTTGAAACCTTAGTAAGCATCTCAGCCATTTGTTTATAGGCTGGTACGTCGCTGCTGAAACCGGCGATTTCACGGACTTCTGCAAGGGTTTCGCAGAACTTACGGACGTTGTATTTTAGCTGATTTGTGACCAAACCAGACTTGGTTTTATCCTTGAAAACCGCATCAAAGACAGCTAGATTTTTATTTAGATTTTGGTAACACTTTTGCCCAGAAAGATAACCCTCGCCCTCGGCGATACAATTTTCAACCCATCCGATTTTTTCACTCGCAGACGCCTCCCAATTCGGCACCTGCCACCTTACGGTTTCAAGTTCAGAAGGCACACCGCATCGCTTTCCTCCCGGTACATGCCGCGTCCTCAGACTCGACTAAGCGAATCGTAAAGCAAACAATACAAAATGTCAACCATAAAGACACAAATGGGGAGCCAAAGCCCCCCATTTGTTTGTGGCCTTGCCAAACCTAAGCCCGGCTCGCCCCACCTCAACGAAGCATAGCTGACCTCATTCTCGGCACACCCAACCGCACCATAGCTTACCACGCCCTACACTGACCATCATATTGCATGGTCAATCTTGTTGAACTTCGTAATTGACAACCTGAAACCGTCCATACGACGGTCTAAAATCGCCAACACCAACTACTTTTCCCGCCATCGTGAGTGTTTCCAAAAGATCGGATGGAGGGATATATCCAGGCAAATTCACCATCAGGCTCAATTCCGCAGACCACCCTTCGTGAAATGCGGGTCGTGTGCGCGTAATCCCGTTGCGCTGAATCTGGACACGGCATTTATGCAGGAAGTCCCATTCATTCGTAGTGTTTCCTTCATTATTCACAATAGGACTCAGCGGAGAAAGACTCACTACACCAGCCTTAAATAAGTCCATTGCTGATTTTCGCGGCGATCTTGGGTCTTGCCGGAACTTGGCCGCATTGACCGTTGACATACGCACATATTCGGCTGGAAGGCAAATCAGACCGTCCGTATTGCGGCGAACATAAGATTCAACATCATCAGTCTTTTTCGCTTCCGAACCTTTCTTTGCTCGTCCTTTTGCCTCCACGCTTTCACAGTTCCATGCGTGTAGAAGAAGGTCTGATGTCCCTACAATCTTTACATGAACGATGTAGGGGATTTCGGTTTCGATTGCCAACTTTGCGCCGTTGGTTGGCTCACTGATTGCTGGATTCTTCGCCATCTTCCTTCACCTCTTGTAGAATTTGGATTTTGTTTTTCTTTGCAAGTTCACGAATAGCGGTTTCGACTACAGCGGTTTGCGAAAGCCCCATCCCCTCCGCTAAAACACGCAGCAGTCGTAGGGCTATAGTAGTCAATCGGAATGATGCGGGCTTTTTATCCATGAACTAACTGTATATCACTTCTCTATACATTGTCAAGTATTATTTTAGTTTATTTCTGGCGCATACTTTCCCGCTTTTACGTCATTCATCAATACCGTGTAATTCCTGCCGCACTCAGGGCAGTAACAATTTCCTAGTCCATACCACTGAAACCGAGTCCCGCATCCAGGAAAATAAGGATGCGCAAGCATAAAGATTTCTCCGTGTTGTTTTGCGAGTTCCGCTGTGTACTGAACAATTGCGGAAGCGTCCATTGACGATCTTCCTCCGTCGCATTGACGTTCAAGCAGAATTGGTGGAATGGCGCTCATTTTCTACCCCCTTGGTAGTTCCCGTCCACCCATGCCCTTGCATCTTCGCTGTTCCTGCTCAGAATTTCGTCCCTATTCTCAAACAGAAACTTTGCCAGATCGTCAATTTCTGCCTTCCTCTTTTTTGATATGGGATAAACTTCGTCAAAATGCGCCATTTGTTCCTCTGGAGATGGCATCGGTCCTAAATCTACTGACTTCATTTCCCCTCCCTAGTGTCCTCTTTCGTAGGCTTCCGCATGAAGGTACGATTCCCTCTCATACGCTGTCGGGTCTTTCCTGTTTGCGTTATTTTCTAATGCCCTACGCATGAACTCCCTGTTTGTGGCGTTTCGGGCGTTTAGCATCTTTGTGGTCATTTCAGAGCGAATCTCTCTCTGAAACTCCGCTTCAATCGCTCCCCGTTCCGCCTGTTGACGGCCATGCTCTACTCTTTCCTGCCGCCTTTGCTGTTCTGAGAACCGCTCGGCCTCATAAACATTATTGCAAACGATTTTCTCAAATCCTTTCGGCGCAGGAATATTCTCAGGCATACCAGTCATTACTTTTCCTGATCGGTCACGGTAGAAAACCACTTTTTTGTCCAATTGGGCTTTGCTTGACCGTGATTTTGGTCTAAGATCATAAGCCATATCCTGCGCCTTATAAGTTATTCTCATCCACCAATAACGAAGAAAGTTGACAATTCCGGGGCCGTAGGGAGGAATGTAATAGTCCTTCAAAAACCAATCTGATTGCATCCAATGGGTTACTCCATCTACCTTATCCTCTGGATAAATAGCCATTGTGCCATTGTATCTGTTGAATATATTTCTCTCTTCGTCATAAAAACATACTTCCATGCGATTATCGTGCCACACGATAACCCTTATAGTTCCTTCTTTCCATCCACCAGTTGCTATAAGTGGCTCTGGCAGACGTTTCTTTACGCTCACCCACTGCTTAGACTTTTTGAGGGCTATAGATTGTTCTTTACGTTCTTTCTTGAGTTCTGCAAGTTCCTCTTTAAGAATAGAGATTCGATCTATTGCCTGTGTGCTCATACCCACCGTCCTTTCCCGCTAAATGTTCGTATTGTTTTCCCGTGATAATTATAATATCTTACATACGATTGTGCCGCTGCTCTAACGTATTGATTCAGATTTTTCATCAACATACCCGAATATATACATCCAGAATTCGGCTTATACCAACCATTTTCTACTGCGGCAGTGAAACGATCCATCATAATCGGTCCACTAAATCTTGTTGTGTAAAATCCACTCCTTTCTATTCCCATACCATTCACGGATTTGAAAAATCTTGTGAATCCCATGATTTTCAATAGAGCCTGTACCGTATCTCCAGGGGCTTGTACCTGCTCTATTACAATCAGCGGCCCTCTTGAATTCTTGCATTTCTCGCCATACATATTAGCTAAATAGGCGATGTCGGATGCTAGTCTTACACCTTGATTTATAGAAGCATACTCGGCAACCTGTACGCACGGCTCATCCCCGTTTCCTACGCGCATGACGGAAACAACTGAAGGGTTTTCCCATCTACCATCACCCGTTTCAACACCGATGCTGTAGTCGTATCCCTCTCGTGGTTGTTCGTAAATCGTAAGTCCCTCAATTTGATTCTCTACCTTTCTCTCAATTTGTTTAGAAATAAGAGTGGCTTGACTCTTGGTTATTTCGAGCAATTTACTTGGTGTACTGTGTTCTGCCAGAAGTTTCGGCGCAACCACTGCCGTAGCCGCTCCAATACCTAAAAACTTAAAGAATGATCTGCGATTCATAATGCCTCCCTGTTAATATTCTCCGCCTCCTTGATAATAAGAGCCATACAAGTTGGGCATAACAAAAGTGCTATTCCAGAAAGTTTATTGTCGTAAAACACGTCTTTGCTGGAATTACGGCGTCTGACAGGCCACCACTCCACTCCAAAATTTTCCTCTGTATCTTCATAGGAATTGTGGCACATATCACAGATTACTGTCGTCTCGATTTTCCCCGATATTACCATGCTAATTCTCCTTTTCCAGTTGTAGTTTCTGTCCTACGCCGCTTGCCATCTCTCTCAGTTCCGAGCCGGGGATATTGATCGCCTCGTATCCTTCACCCTCTTCAGCCTTCTTGAATCCTAAAAGTCCTGCGTTCGGAACTCCTAAACGAAGATTCTTTGCCTTTTCGCGTTCATAAATCTCTTCCGTCAGTATCTCTCCTGTTACATCATCCTGAGATATATCCCCACGTTCCAAGGCTAGTTTAGCAACCGGCGTAGTCATTAAATGGACGAAATTCTCGCTGAATTTCATCCCTTTTACCACTTCCATTGTGGCCGCGTGGCGTTCTTGATATGTCATATCCGCAGGATTTCTATTTTCCCCTTGCCTTACAAGCTGTTCTTTGTGCTCAAAATAGTCCCTTGAGTCAATCCTGCGCTGCCTTAGTTCCGCGTATCGGGGTTGGACTTTCGTGAATTGGAGCTTATCAAACTTTTTCCGCTCTCCTAGCTTCTCAACGTCCCGATTCCCCCAATAAAAGATTGGTCCCCATGCCTTGTACTTGATTACTAATTCAAATTCATCTGTTCCCCTGCACAGCACAGAGCCGAAATCCCACACAAGAGTAAACCACCGTGTCCAAAGGCACAAACACCTCTCATGTTCGTTTTCGCGCTTGGAGAATTTTAGAAATTTCATGTTACTATTCCTCCAAAGTTATTACGCAGACCTTCGCGTGTTTGGCGAATCGCATCTGGTATTTGCTCTATGCCATCAACCTTGATTTGGACGCAGCCAGAGGGCGACATATCGCCTTCTTCCGGCAATCCAGGCTTGCCTTCAAGCAGTTCGTAATTCGCATCGGAATCGTCCATCCCACAGTCGCCGCGCTTTGAATGTTTGGCGCAGAATCGGCGCACAACGAGTTCTAAATAGGGCTTATGCCACTCGTGCGGATTGTCGCGGGAGAACTTTTCCTTGACTTTGTAGATGACGGTTGCCTTTTCTGAGCATCCCTCTTGATCGCAAAAATCTTCTTCTCCTGCGAAATAGCCGAAACCGTTGTCCATTGATTCAAGGATGAAATAAGGGAGAGCCTGAGCACACGTTTCCACATCTCTCATCCCTTTTTCGGCCACAACTCTCCCCTTACGAAGAAGTTGAATCTTACCAGATATACGCCATTCGTCTCCGCTTAATCCGCTCATTTTATAGCGCGGGACTGTTGTGATTCTGACCTCATCGAACGCCTGCGCGTCCGGCCTCAATGCTCTCCTTTGTACAGAGTTTAGGTCCATTACTATCTCCTCCCGCCCCTCATCAAGCCCTCTTTCATTCCTCTGTGGGCTTCGTTCCAAGGATGCAGCAGTTCATTGTCAGGCGCAAAGCCGTCATTCTCTTTCCTCGGCCTGTTGGTTAGGTCTACGATCTCTCCGCCGTCGTCAATGTACTTGCCAACGCGGATTTCGTCACTGATCGAAGG